AGACTTTTAGGAATTTAATTGCTTTAAACATTCCTGGAGCGATTAACTGCATATCTAAAATAATAGAACTTGAGTAAAAGGAGATAGCAGATGGAGAACTCGAGAAAATTAATAATATCTGAAGCAAATAACAGACACTCTAAGCAATGGGTAACAACTGAAATTACCTGGTCTGAATTTGTAGAAAGATTAGGAAAACCTAAAATAACAGCTGAAACACTAGATGAGTTCTTATCTTATTCTAAAGCTAAGCAAGATGATATTAAGGATGTTGGTGGCTTTGTTGGTGGAAAATTAAAAGGTAATCTTAGAAGAAGTGAAGCTGTCGAAAGCAGAAGTTTAATTACTCTTGACTTAGATAACTTAGCTTATGAAGATGACACTAAGATTATAAAAACTCTTAATAGTTTAGGCTGTGCTTATGCAGTGTACAGCACTCGTAAGCACCAAACTACTAAACCTAGAATTAGAGTTATTTTGCCCTTAGCTGAAGATGTATCTGTTGATGAGTATGAACCGATAGCAAGAAAGGTAGCAGAGTCTATAGGATTACGTTATTGTGATCCTACTACCTTTCAAGCTGTTAGGTTAATGTATTGGCCAAGCCATTCTACTGATAGCGATTATGTATTCACCTATGCAGACAAGCCTATGCTAGATGGTAAGGCAGTTCTTAATATGTATGCTGATTGGAGAGATGTAACAACATGGCCAGAAGTTCCTGATGCTCAAAAACATCATTTAACTTTGCTGAAGCAACAAGAAAACCCTTTAGAAAAAGAGGGAATGGTAGGGGCATTCTGTAGAAGGTTCAACATTTACCAAGCAATAGATGAGTTTTTACCTGGAGTATATGAACCTTGTGATATATCTGATAGATTAACCTTTGTGGGTGGAAGTACTACTGCTGGAGCTATTGTGTACCAAGATGGTCTTTTCTTATACTCGCATCATGCAACAGACCCTTGCAGCCAAAAATTAGTGAATGCTTTTGACTTAGTAAGATTACATAAATTCGGACATTTGGATATCCAAGCAGATATTAAAACTCCTGTGGCCAAACTACCTTCTTGGCTGGCTATGAAAGAATGGGTATTCGCTAAGACTCCAGTTAATTCAGATTTACTTAAAGAGAGAAGGCAAAAAGCAATATCTGAATTCTCTGTCTCTAATAATCCTGATGTAGATACAGTTGAAGGTATAGTAGTTGAAGAAGATGATAGCTGGACAGCAGAACTTGTATATAACTCGAAAGATAATACGAAAGTACTTAGTACCCTTGCTAATATAATGCTGATTTTAAGAAGTGATAGAGAACTAAAATTTAAAATCTTCAAGGATATTTTCTCTTCAAGAATACTTGTAAGAAAAGACGTGCCTTGGGATAGAAAGTTTGAAGCTGATGATAGATTATGGACCGATACAGATGATGCAGGTCTTAGGTGGTATTTAGAGAGTACTTATGGTATCACATCTACAAATAAAATTATAGATGGTGTTAATCTGATTGCAGAAGAAAATGCAGAAAATAAGGTTGCTAGTAGAATTCAGGCTACCTTATGGGATGGAGAAAAAAGATTAGAAACTTTATTTATAGATTACCTAGGTTGTGAAGATAATGTATACACTAGAGAAGTTTCTGAAAAATCATTAGTTGCTGCAGCTAAAAGAGCTATTTATGGTGGGATTAAATGGGATAATATGCCTATCTTAATAGGTCCGCAAGGAGTAGGTAAGAGTACTTTTTTAAAGATTCTGGGTATGGAGTGGTATAACGATAGTTTGGTTAATGTGGAAGGTAAAGATGCATGTGAGTTAATCCAGGGAAGTTGGATCCTGGAAATGGGAGAACTTAGTTCATTAAGAAAATCTGAAATGAATTTGGTAAAAAACTTTTTAAGTAGAACTGATGATGTCTTTAGAGCATCGTATGGGCGTAGAGCCCAAAAATATCCAAGAAGATGTGCCTTCTTTGGAACTGCAAATGATACTAACTTTTTAAGAGATGAAACAGGGAATAGAAGATTTTGGCCAATAGATTGTTTTATATTTAAGCCAAAAAAATCTATCTTTGATGACCTGAAAGATGAGTTAGATCAGATATGGGCTGAGGCATGTGAACTTGCAAAAGATAAATCTTATAATTTAGTTCTATCAAAAGAAGCATTAGAATTAGCTGTAAAAGAACAGGAATTGCACTTGGAGGACAATGTATATAAGGGCATTATTTTAGATTACTTAGACAAGAAAATACCTAAAAATTGGAATACTATGGATTTATTTGCTAGAAGAACATATCTGAATGAATATGAAACTATGACTCTACAATATGATGAAAAAGATTTGGTGTTAAGAGATAAAGTGTGTGCCGCTGAAATATGGGAAGAAGCTTTAAAAATGGATATTAGATATCTAAAAAAGAGCGACAGCATTGAAATTAATAAGATTTTATCAACCTTATTTAAGTGGGAAAAGATAAAACAAGCATCTAGGTTTGGAAAATACGGAGTTCAAAAAGGTTTCAGAAGAAAAATATAAAACTAAAAATTTTGAAACTTTCTAAGTGTAACTTTTTTAAAATGTAACTTTCTATAAAAAATGCTTGTAACTCTCTTTTTTGATGTTACGTAGAAAGTTACACAGAAAGTTTCATAAAAAAACATTGATATTATTAGTATTATTATATATTTGTAACTTTGTAACTTTCTTTTCTATATTAATATATAAAAATAAAGAAATAAAGGGTATATATAGTCTATAAAATCTATAAATCCTATATTTATATATATATATAAGAAAAAAAAGAAAGTTTGTTACGTTTCAGAGTGGAGAAAATTCATGAAAAAAAGTGAAAGTGAAATTGAAGCATATTTAGTTAAACGTGTAAAAAATAAAAATGGCTTGTGTATGAAATGGACTTCTCCAGGAAATGCAGGAGTACCTGACAGGATAGTTATTGTTCCAGGAGGAGATGTCTATTTTGTGGAATTAAAAGCAGAGGGGAAAAGAGAGAATTTATCTCCCCTTCAAAGAAATTTTATAAATAAACTTAAAAATTTAAATTGTGATGCAAGAGTGATAGCATCTTTCAAAGAAGTAGATAAGTTTATAGAGGAGGTGATGCCAAATGAAGTTTATACCGCATGAATACCAAAAATACTGCATTGATAGAATGATTAGCGATGACAAATTAGGACTTATGTTGGATATGGGCTTAGGTTAGGAAAAACCATCATAACCTTATCAGCAATAGTGGATTTAAAATTTAATAGATTTGAAGTAGGAAAGGTATTAATAATAGCCCCGAAAAAAGTCGCAGAGGCTACCTGGACAGATGAGATAGCAAAATGGGATCATTTATCTATACTAAAAACATCTCTTGTTTTAGGGAGTTTACAGAAGCGTATAAAGGCACTTGCAAAAACAGCAGATATTTATGTGATAAATAGAGAGAATACTACCTGGTTAGTTGATTATTATAAAAATGCATGGCCATTCGATATGGTGGTACTTGATGAGTGGTCTAGTTTTAAAAATCATCAATCTAAAAGATTTAAAAGTCTGAAAGTTATTAGGAATAAGATAACTAGAATAGTTGGACTTACAGGTACACCTGCACCTAATGGTTTGATAGACTTATGGGCTCAACTATATCTATTGGACCAGGGCGAAAGGTTAGAAAAGACTATCGGGAAATTTAGAGAAAGATATTTTGAACCTGGACAAAGAAATAGAACAGTAATTTTTAATTATGATGCCAAAGAAGGATCCAATGAAGCCATACATGAAAAGATATCTGACATTTGTATCTCTATGAAAGCAGAAGATTACCTAGAGCTCCCTGACATAATCTATGAACAAGTACCTGTGGTTTTAGATAGCAAGGCTAAGAAGTCTTATGATGAGCTTGAGAAAAAAGCTATACTTGAACTTGAAGACACAGAAATTACGGTCGCAAATGCTGCTGCACTATCTAACAAGTTATTACAGTTAGCGAATGGAGCCATCTATGACGAGAATAGAAAAGTCTTTGAAGTCCATGATTGTAAGATTGAAAGATTTTTAGAGCTGATAGAGCAATTAAATGGGAAACCTGCACTAGTATTCTATAATTTCCAGCATGACAAGGACAGAATAGTTGAAGCTTTAAAAAACTCTAAATTAAGAATAAGACTTTTGAAAACTCCACAAGACCAACTAGATTGGAACAAGGGAGAAATTGATATACTACTAGCCCACCCAGCAAGTGCGGCTTATGGACTTAACTTACAAGCTGGAGGTAATCATGTGATATGGTTTGGACTTAACTGGAGCTTGGAATTATATCAGCAGGCTAACAAAAGACTACACAGACAAGGGCAGACAGAAAAAGTAATAATTCACCATTTGGTTTGTAAAGAAACTAGAGATGAAGACGTAATGGAAGCTTTACAAAACAAAGGAGATGTACAAGATGCACTTGTTGAGAGTTTGAAAGTTAGAATTAAGAAAGTTAAAGAAGCAAATAAGAAGTGATGCATATGAGAAAAATAAGAGTTGTACACAAAGATGGAGATATGCAAGGAATTACACTTATGTACTTAATTAATAAGTACTTGAAAATTAATAGAGAGCTTTGGGATAAAGAGAATATGGCTTTAAATAGATATTACAAAGCTATACTAACTAGGACTATAAAAGCTTCTAATAAAATCATTGATAAATTTAAGAATCAGATTAATTATAAAGTTGAAAAAGATGTCATTAAAATTTTAGATGAGGTATTTGCAGAATGTGGCCATACTGAAACAGGAGATAATTTAGAACTTCTTAGAACTATGTTTCTTGTAATTATGATGTTTTGAACTGTTAATTCGCATAAAAGAAATATGATAGGAGTAGTTCTAAAATCTATGATAACTGATGTAGTTAAGGCTTTTGAAGATTTTAAAACTATGTGGCTTAGAGAAATTGATGACAATGTCATAAGACTGGAGGAAGCTGGTGCATGCTGATGATAAAGAATTATTTGCTGCTTTAGTTTTAGCTATTATTTCAAGGAGGAAGCCAATGAGAAAATTTAAAGGAATATATTTTTATATAAACAATTCAAGAGTTGAGAAAACTCAGGACTATGGAAATGATTTAGATAATGAGAGATATGATTTAGGGAATTATTTTTTATTTTCTGACGAAGCTAAGCAAGTTTTAGAATCTAAAGAATATAAAGATTTTTGGAGTAAAGTTAGAAATAACAAAATAGGAGGATAAGATGTTATTAGAAAAAATAATTATGTTTTTATTGTTAATGTTTTTACTTATACTACTAAGGGATAATTGAGGAAGTGAGATAATGGAATATAAAAAGCCTGAAAATTTTGGAGATATATTAAATCTTCAAAAGCATTTAGATAAAAACTTGAATAATGTTAGAGAAAGAACGCTTAAAGATATTAAATTATCTTTAATAGCAGAAGTAATAGAGTTCAACGAAGAAACCCCTGAAAGTCATAAGACTTGGAAAACTAAGCCTTACGACAAAGAAAAAGAATTAGAAGAATTTACTGATATTTGGTTTTTTCTAGCACAAATGATTAATTTTAAATTAGAAATATCTGATAATTTTGTTGAAATAAAAAATGAAATTACAAAATTATTTGATGATAGAACAAATTTAAAATTAATTTACCAGCCTAATATAGAAAATTTAATTATGAGTGCTCTTTATGGAAATGATTTTCAAATACTTCAAAATTTAATAATTATTTCAGCTAATAAGGGATATACAAAAGATGACATATTAAACTGCTACTGGGAAAAGTGGCAAAAGAATATGCGAAGAATTGGGAAGGAGTGGAATTAGTTATGATAAATGAAGCAGAATTATTTGAAAAAATTGAGAAAAAACAATTTGAAATAAGTTTTGATAATGTTGTTACAAAAAGTATAGAAGAATACTCGAAAGCAACAGGACAGATAGAAGCTTTGGAGTGGGTAAAAAGGTTAATAGCTGAAGAATGCGAAGATGAGTTTATGGTAGATGGTACAATTAAACTTGGAAAGGAATGGGATTAAATATGCTGCACAGATATCAAATAGATTTGAGAGTTAAAGAAGGAAATACAGAAAAAACAATTAAAAAATCTATTTTTAGAAAAAAGGAACTAACAGATGCTGAACTAGAAGAAGCACAATTAGAATTCATAAGAAATACTAAGGCTTTATACAAAGAAAAAGGGATAGATTTAGAAGTTTTGGAATGGGGAATTCAAGAATTTGAGTTAGTTCGTAAAAATAGCTAAAGAGGTGAGTTAATATATGAGCTTTAAAGAGCATAACAATAGAGAAGTCTCTAAGAAATTAGCTGAGTATATTACAGGGACTGAACTAAGAAAATACGTAGCTAAAAAGGTTAAGCAATATGTCAACTTAGAAAATCCAACTGTTTTTGATGGAGCGGTTGGAAGTGGACAGTTAGAGCAATTCGTTAACCCTTCAATTCTTTACGGAGTTGATGTGCAAGAAAACTCTATTAATTCAGCTAGACAAAACTTTCAAAATACAGAATTAGAAGTTAAAAGTTTTTTTGAATATGAAAGAGAAAATTTTGAAGTAGATTGTGTAATAATGAATCCTCCATTTTCTCTAAAATTCAAAGATTTAACAGAACAGGAGCAAAAGAACATACAAAAGCAATTTACTTGGAAAAAGTCAGGAGTAGTGGACGATATATTTGTTTTAAAATCTCTTGAATATACGAAGAGATATGCGTTCTATATACTTTTCCCAGGCGTTGGGTACAGAAAAACAGAAGAAAAGTTTAGAGAATTAATTGGAAATAGACTAGCTGAACTAAATGTTATAAGTAATGCATTTACAGACACCTCTATAGATGTTTTATTCTTAGTTGTCGATAAAAATAAGACAACTGATAATATTTATAGAGAATTATACGATTGCAAGATAGATAAAGTTGTAATTTCAGATACTTGGAAACTAGATGCGAGTGAGTATCGCTGGGAACAAATAAGAGAAGAAAAAGAAGTAGAAGAAGTTGATATAAATGCACTAAATAGGCAAATATCAGACTTATGGATAGGTAGAGTAGAAAAAAATTTAGAGTTAGATTTATTCTTAATTAAAGAGTGTAATGCAAATATAGACTTCATGGGGAATATTAGAAAACTAAAAACTATTGTAGAAAAATTTGAAAATAGAATGAGGAGTAAGAAAAGATGCAAAAACGAGATGACTTTATTAGAGAAACAATCAAAATTGCTAACTTTGTTTTCGGATGCACAACGGTAGTAATTTTAGATATTTTCAATATAAAATTTATGTCTAAAAAGGATATTTTTACAAAAAAAGATATAACAGAAAATGGAGAACCTGCTATTTTTTATGGAGAAATATCTAGAAAATATGATTGTTTTGTAGAAGAAATATCAAAAATCAATACTGAGGCTTATGAGAGAGCCGACAAAATTAGCAAAGGTCAAATATTGGTAAATCTAGAAGATTTTGATTATGAAGATATTGGAAAATGTATCTTATATGAAAATGATACCCCAGCAGCAATAAATGGGAATGTAGCTATTTTAACTTTAAAAGAAAAATTTAAAGATGCTGTAAATCTAAAATACATAACATTTTACTTAAATTACAAAGATATTGTAAGGCAATATATTTACGACAAAGCAGTTGGAGAAAAAGTTAAGAGACTATCAAGGTTAGATTTTGAGCGTATTCCAATAACTATACCACTTGTAGAAAGACAAGATAAAATTATAGATAATTTTATAAAAGTTAGAAAGAAGTTTGAAAATGATTTTAAATTACTTGAAAAAACTATCGACTTGGCTAATAACTATACAGGTTTTGGAGTAAGTAAACTTTTAAAATTAAAATAAAAGGAGTGATGCAGTTTGGCAACACAAGAGCAAAAGATTATTTTTAGAAAAATCGAAGATATCTTAATCAACTACACGAAGTACAAGAAAAGAATAAAAGACGAGGGTGAACGTCTAGCCAATCCACAACTTAAAAAATGCTGTGGGGTTGGAGGGCAAGGTGGAAACGGATATGAAATAAAAAGCGAGTACGAGCAATTAGAAGAGTTGAAGCAAAGAATATATAACAACATAAGCCGATATTCAGAAATGATATTCAGAATAGATGAGTGCTTGAACATGGTTAAAGATAACAAAGATTATGCATTCATTCAGATGAAATATTTTGATAAAAAGACTTATGAAGAAATAGCCGATGCACTTAATATTTCACTAAAGAGTACTTATAGCATGAGAAATAGAATTCTAGGGGCTTTGGAGATACATTTTAAAACTCAAAGATTAATTGAATTTTAGTCAAAGGTAAAAACAGGGTAAAAATAGGGTAAAAATAGGGTTATTGTCAGGTAAAAAAAAATGTGTTAGTATGTTAGCATGTAGAAATTGAAATTAACGGATTCATAGAATCTTCCTTTAATTTTTAATGTATGTATTGTAGTTATTGAGGCTCTACTCTAAAAAAGCCTCTGCCAATTATGGTGCATCGGGCTAATACCCTGGCTAGACGGGAAATGTCTTTCATTGGTGAGAATCCAATATGCACAGTATACCAAACATCAATACTCCCACTACACTTAGATGTGTGCGATACGTTGCCTGTGGGAGTTTTTTTATTGATTAGCCCACTTTCAGCATTATATCGGCTATAAACAAAAATGCGAGTCAAAGTGCACAAAGGTAGTTATTGCTACCTTCGACTGGAGAGTTACATTAATGGTAAATGAGCAGTCTGCTAAGCTGTTGTCCTAAAGGACTTACAGGTTCGAGTCCTGTACTCTCCGCCAAATAAAAATATGAAAGTTTAAAAAGTTCTAAAAAAGAACATACTGAAAGATTATAACAAGCAGCAATTGGCGAAATAGGTTCTTTCAGAATATAAAAAAGTCAAGCGGGTCTCGCGAATCCCGAGCTCCACCTGAATATTGGTCAAATTTTTAACGATTTCCGTTCCTAAGGAGTGAAAAATGAACATAGAAGAAAAAATAGTTAGTAGCCCTGAACTTGCGGAGATGTTTGGGGTGACAGATAGATATATCAGAATGTTAGCTCAAGATGGCATTGTGAAAAAAAGTGGAAACAGAGGTAAATATTTACTCGTAGAGAGTGTAAAAGGTTTTATTGAGTTTATTAAAGAACAAAACTCTGCTGATGTAGATTTGAAAGATACAAAACTTAAAAAAGAAACTGAAAAAATTGAAAAAGATATAGAGCTAAAAAGTATAAAAATATCAGAATTGAAAAATGAATTGCATTCTGCAGATATAGTCAGAAAAGTTATGACAGTTATGCTCACAAATTTAAAGGGTAAATTATTAGCGGTACCTAACAAGATAGCACCTTTGGTTGTGGGTTGTGATAATCTGGGCGATATCCAGGATATAGTTTTGAGTTCTATAGAAGATGTTTTGCTGGAATTAAGTGAATATAGTCCAGAATTGTTTAAAAATAAAAACATAATCTTGGAAGATGAAGAAGAGGTGGAAGATGAAAAAAGTAAAGGAAAAGGATCCAATAGAAAATCCAAGTCTAAGAAAAACAATTAGCCTATTTGCTGACATATTTCAGACTCTGAAACCACCACCTAAGTTGACTATAGATACTTGGGCTGATTCATATAGAATTTTAAGTTCTAAGACATCAGCTGAACCAGGGAGATGGAAAACTGATAGAGTACCATTTCAAAGAGAAGTAATGAAAGCTATCTCTGATAAAAAAACAACTAAAATAGTGATGATGTATGGAGCTCAGTTATCTAAGACAGAAATTTTATTGAATGTATTTGGCTATTATGCTGACTATGACCCTGCTCCTATCATGTATCTTTTGCCGACTAAAGATTTAGCGGAAGACTTTTCTAGCACAAGACTAGATGACATGATACAGAGTACACCGCAGCTTAAAAACAAAATACTGAACAAAGTTGATGGAAGAGATACCAAACTACAAAAAGAATTTGTTGGCGGGTATATCACATTAGTTGGAAGTAATTCTGCTGCAGAGTTATCAAGTAGACCTTTGAGAATTCTACTTGCAGACGAGGTGGACAGATTCAAAAGCGATGTTGGTGGAGAAGGAGATCCATTAAACTTAGCAATTGAAAGAACTAAAACTTTCTGGAATAAGAAAATTGTCATAACTAGCACACCAACCATCAAAGGAGACTCAAGAGTTGAGAAAGAATATGAGAATTCGACAAAAGAAGAATTTTATATACCATGCCCAAAATGTGGCTCATTCCAAAAATTGGAGTGGAGAAATATAATCTTTGAACCAGTTGGACATAAATGCTCTGATTGTTTAGAAATTTCAAGTGAGCATGAATGGAAAAGAAACATGATACACGGCATATGGCAACCACAGGAAGAAGTAGATGATTGGAGTGTTAGAGGCTTTCATATTTCAGAATTATACAGTCCTTTTTCTACCTGGCCAGAAATTATAAAAAAATTTAAAGCAGCAAAAGGTAATATGCAAATGATGAAGGTATTTACAAATACCTGTCTTGGCCAAACATGGGAAGAAAAAGTAGAAAAGATAGATTTCTTAGATATTTCTAAGAGAAAAGAAGAGTATACTGCAGAAATTCCTGACCAAGTTCAAGTTTTAACTGCTGGAGTCGATGTTCAAGACGATAGATTAGAAATTGAAGTTGTAGGTTGGGGACTTGGGGAAGAGTCTTGGGGTATTTACTATAAACAATTTATAGGCTCACCTGGTCAAAATGATGTTTGGGAGCAACTGGATAGATTTCTGGAAACAGAGTTTGAGTATGCAGATGGTGAAAAAATAAGAATTCTTTGTACTTGTATAGATACAGGAGGGCATTATACACAAGAAGCATATCAGTATATTAAACCTAGAGAGTTTAGACGTGTATTTGGGATAAAAGGAAAAGGTGGAGATGGAGTAGCTTTTGTATCTAAGCCATCTAGGACTAACAGAATGCAAATATCACTATTTACTTTAGGAGTTAATACTGGGAAAGAAACAATACTTGCTAGACTAAAAATTGAAGAACCAGGATCTATGTATATGCACTTTCCAAATAACGTAGACAGGGGTTATGACGAAGCATATTTCAAAGGATTAACATCTGAAGTTAAGACTACAGTGTGGGAAAAAGGAGTTAAGAAAACTATCTGGAAAGTAGTAGGAACTAAGAGAAATGAACCTCTAGACCTGAGGAACTATGCTTATGCTGCTTTAAAAATAGCAAATCCTAATTTAAGTAAAAAATATACTGTTGAAGCAACAAAAAAGACTACGAAAGTATCAAAAAGAAGAGTTTTATCGAAAGGAGTGAGCTTATAGTTGAATTATGCTAGAGAAGAGTGTTTGCAGATGATTGAAGCCTATAGAAAGGCAGAAATAGCTGTGTTAACTGGAAAAAGTTATAAAATTGGTACAAGAGAGCTTGTGAGAGAAGATTTATCCGAAATTAGAAAAGGTAGAGCTTTTTGGGAGGGTGAACTTGATAAATTAAATAATAATGGTAGAAAAAAATTAGGAAGAAGAGTAATACCTAGGGATTTATAGGTTTTAATCTTCTTTTTTTATTGCAAAAGGAGGTGAAAAATGAATTTATTAGACAAAACTATTGCTTTTTTTAATCCAAAAAAGGCTCTTGAAAGAGAAGTTGCTAGAAAGAAAATTGAGATTTTGAATACTGGATACTCAAATCATGGAGCATCTACAACAAAAAGTTCTATGAAAGGCTGGATTTCTACTGGTGGAGGTGTAAAAAAAGACATCTATAAGAACAGGAAAAAGTTAGTAGAACGGTCAAGGGACTTGTATATGGGAGCACCTGTTGCTCAAGGAGTCATGAAGACTATCAATTCAAACGTTATCGGAAGCGGATTAAAGTTAAAATCAGCAATTGACTATGAAACTTTAGGGATTAGTGAAGAAGAAGCCGAAGCAATTGAAACTACTATTGAAAAAGAATTTAAATTGTGGGCTGATAACAAGATTGAACAGATGGGAGTTTTGAATTTTGACCAGGTTCAAGACCTAGTATTCTTAACAATTCTCTTGAATGGTGAATGTTTTGTAAAATTTAACTATTTTGAAACACCAAAGAATCCTTATAGCTTAAAGCTACAAATAATTGAGCCTGATAGAGTTATGACACCTTCTATATTGCAAAATGATGAGAGTATTGTTGATGGAGTGAAAATCGACAATAATAATAGAATCTCTGGGTATTATGTTGCAAGAAAACACCCACTTGATGTGTCAGGAAACGTAGAAACGGACTTTATTTCAGTTTATGGGAAGCAGGAACAGTTAAATATTCTACACATAATGCTAGCCGAAAGACCTGAGCAAGTCAGAGGTATACCTATTCTATCTCCAGTAATTGAAGCACTGAAGCAACTGGATAGATATACTGACGCAGAACTTATGGCAGCAGTTGTAAGTGGGATGTATGCGATTTTTATTGAGAGTGATAAGGATAATGCCCAAGGAGCTAATATTGCAGACCATGAAGTCTTAGATGAAACTGAGCAAATAGATAGTTCTAATGATGAAACTATAGAACTAACACCAGGTCTAGTTCAAGGACTTAATCCTGGAGAAAAGGTTGTTGCCACTAATCCAGGCAGACCAAATGCACAGTTCGACCCTTTCGTTACTTCAATTTTAAGACAAATAGGAGCTGCTTTAGAAGTTCCTTACGAGTTACTAATTAAGCACTTTACTGCTAGCTATTCAGCAAGTAGAGCTGCTTTATTGGAAGCTTGGAAAATGTTTAGAAAGAGAAGAGATTGGTTCTCTAGCAATTTTACACAAGTAGTATATGAAGAATGGTTAAGAGAAGCATATTTGCTAGGTAGAGTAGATATGAGGAACTATGGAGAAGATCCATTACTAACAAAAGCTTGGAGTGGAGCTCAATGGAATGGACCGAGTCAAGGACAACTTGACCCACTTAAAGAAGTCAAAGCAAGTACTTTAAGAGTTCAACAAGGATTCTCTACTAGAACAAAAGAAACTGTCGAGCTTAACGGGGGTGATTTTGAGCAAAATGTAAGAATCTTAGCAAAGGAAAACAAATTATTAGAAGAAAAAGGAGTGATGATTAATAATGCCGAAAATGACAAAGAAGTTTTGGAACATAACGAAGAATGATGAAGCTAAAAGTGCTGATATTGTGATGTATGGAACTATCGGTTCAGAGGAGTATTGGGACGATGTCTGTGACAAAACAATCAAAGAAGAAATCGGGAATTTAGGTGATGTAGAAAATATAAATGTACACATCAACTCACCTGGTGGAAGTGTATTTGCTGCTGCGGCAATAGCAAACACTTTAAAAAATCACAAGGCTAAAGTTACAGCTTTCATAGATGGTCTTGCAGCAAGTGCCGCAACGATTATAACTAGTGCTTGTGATGTTGTAAAAATGCCAAAAAATGCTATGTTTATGATACATAACCCATTAACATGGGCTTATGGAAATAAGCAAGAGCTGGAAAAAACTGGAATTCTTTTAGATAAGGTTAAAGATAGTATCTTAGAAACTTACTTAGCTAAAGCTAAAGATAAGACTAAAGAAGAACTATCTGCACTTATGGACGAAGAAAAATGGTTCAATGCTGAAGAAGCTAAAGAGTATGGATTCGTAGATGAGATAGTTGGAGAAGTGGAAAATTTACAAAATGTTAATAATTTACTAATTGTAAATAGTTTAGCTTTTGATATTTCTAAATTTAAGAATTTCCCAGGATCTAAACCTGCAGAACCTGTAACTGAACCTGCTCCTGGAGCAACTCAAAATGCAGTTACAAATATAGAAGAAATGACTGTAGAGAAATTCAAAGCAACTTATCCAGAACTATATGAAAATATAGTTAATTCAGCAATTCTAGGAGAAAGAAACAGAATTGAAGCAATTGAAAATCTTGAAATAGCAGGGTTTGATGATGTTGTAAATATGGCTAAATTTAAAGAACCTGTAGATGCTGCAAATCTAGCATTAAAAATATTAAATATCAAAAAAGAAAAAAACAAAGAGACTCTTAAAAACATACAAGAAGAGAGTCAAGCAACAACAGTACCTGTAGCACCAAGAGCTGAAGAAGGTTCAGGAACAGTTGTAGGAATACCAGTAAGTAATATTTTAAAGTATATGAATAAAAAGACAGGAGGTACAAAATGAGCTTTATAGAAAAAGGTAATGAGTACGGAGTTGACCAGTTATTAAGTGGTACAGGTCACAAAGTTATGGAATTAGAAGTACCACAAGGGAAATCAGTTAAGAGAGGGCAAGCAGTAAATGCAAGTGCAGAATTATCTGATGGAACAGATTTATTTGGAATAGTTTTAGAAACAGCTGATGGAACTACAGCTAAGACTAAGACAACTGTTGTAGTGTTTGGAGAAGTTATTTTCGAAGGACTTCAGTTAAAAGCAGCTACAGTAAAAGCTGATTTTATTAAAAAAGCTAGAGAAAAAGGAATAATAGTAAAAGAATTAGGAGGTAGATATTAATGGCAGTATTATTAGAATTTTTAGGACTATATGACCAGTCAGTTATAAAACCAAAGACATTTATTAGAGACATGTTTTTTGCAAAACATGAAACTCATGAATATCCAAAATGGGAAATTGAGTACAGAAAAGGTAGACAATTAGTGGCTCCTTTTGTATCTGAATTAATCCCAGGAACTGAAGTAGTAAAGAGAAGTTATGCATCTAAATACTACTCTGCACCAAAAGTAGCACCAAAGAAAACATTCTCTGCACAAGAAATTTACTTTGCTAAATCAGCAGGAGAAACTATTTATGGTGGAATTTCTCCTGAAGAAAAAAAAGCAAAATTAATTGGAGAAGCTTTTGCAGATTTTGAAGAACAAATCTCAAGAAGAGAAGAGTTAATGTGTATTGACTTAATGTTCAAAGGATCAATAGTAGTAAAAGGAGAAGGTGTTGAAGACAAAATAGAATATGGAACAATTCAAGAAATTACACCTACAGTATTATGGAATCAACCAAATGCAGATATTTCAGGAGATATAGAATCAGTAATCACTTTAATAGGTGAAACTACAGGGCAAAGAGTTGAGCATATAGTTATGGATCCAGTTGCAGCAAGACTATTTACTCAAAATGAAAAAATAGCTAAATTACTAGATATTAAAAACGCTAATTTTGGGCAAATAGATCCTAAAGAGTTAGCAAGTGGAGCTATATATATTGGAACTCTAGCTCCTTACAACATCCCTATCTACTCATATCAAACTCAACATTCAGTGTTAAAAGCGGATGGAAAAACATATGATACAGTGAAAATGATTCCAGAAGGAAGAGTATTATTTGCACCATCTAATAATACTTTACACTATGGACCTGCAGCAGATATAGCTAAAGGGATAATAGTTGCAGAAAGAGTACCTTTTGAAGATGAAGATACAAAAATTAATACTCTTGAAGTAAGAACAGAGTCAAGACCTTTACCTGTTCCATTCGACATTGATGCTATAAAAGTCTTAAAAGTTAAATAAGGAGGGGCTGTATGAAATTAAAAGTTAAACAATCACTGATTTACTGCGGAATAGTTTATAATCCTGGTGAAGTAGTGGACATTTTAGAATCGGATATCATAGAAAGAGTTAAATCCCTTGAACTCGTAGAAGCTGAAGAAGTTACTGAAGAAGTTGCTGAAGAAGTTACTGAAGAAGTTGCTGAAGAAGTTGAAGAAACTACTGAAGAAAACACAGAAGTTGAAGAAACTACTAAAAATTCAAAAAAATCTAAAAAGGCATAACTATGAGCTTTAAAGAAGAAGTTACTAATGACCTTGCTAGTGTTTTTCTAAACTTGGAAGAGTTTGGAGATACACATACTATAGGAAAAAAAGAAACTGTCTGTGTTATCGATGAGGAGAGATTTCAGAATAAGCAGAGAAACAGAACTAGATCTTTAGAAAATGACGGACTATTTATTGAAGGTATGACTCTATTTATAGAAAAATCTTTCTTTAAATACCCGCCTCATTCTGGAGAAAAAATCTTAGTAGATGGTGTTAGATATTTAGTAGAAGAAACTAAGGAAGACATGGGTTTACTAGAGATAGACTTAACGAGGTATGATGAAAAATGATAGGAGTTAAAGTTGAAGCTACTGGAATAAATGAAGTTATCAATACTCTTGGAAAATACGAGAGTGAGTTACCTAGTTGCATATCAAGAGCTATTAATCGTTCACTTGAGATGGTAAAAACAGAGCAAATCAGGAAGACAACGGAGTCTTATTTTGCTCAAAAAAGTAAGTTGCTTAGTAGTGTTAATATCTTTAAAACTAACAAAAGTAATTTAACGGGCTCTATCATAAGTAATGGTAGAGCGATAGGCTTAGACCATTTCAAGCTAAATCCTAAGACTAGGGCAAAAGGAAAAATAGTTCAAGCTGCTGTAAAAAAAGGAGGGTATAAATCATTACCTAATGCATTTATAGCATACAAGAGTGGACATCTAGGAGCTTTTGAAAGAACTGGTAAATTCATTACAAAAAATGGTAGAAAAAGAGAAACTATTAAAAGACTAATGTCAGTTTCAGCTCCTCAAATGCTTGGAAATTTATCTATTTTAGAATATCTACAAGGCTATGCTGATGAAAAATTCAGAATGAGATTAGAACATGAGATAAACAGGGTGATAGGGATATGATAATTGAAGTAGAGAAGCTAATATTTGACTTCTTAGTAGAGAAATTGAAAGATAAGAAAGTTACAGTATATCATGGGTTATTACCTGAAATTAATCATGAAGATAGAGAAGAAGGAAAGAGTGAAAAAGACCTCTTTCCTTTTGCTATTTTAAGGGTTACTAAGTTTGAGCAAACAAGAAATGGAATCGATAACTATGATGTACCAGTAGATTTAGAAGTGTGGATAGGCACTAAAATGGAAGATGAGAAAGATTACCTAAGTAACTTATCTATTGGAGACTATTTGAAAAAAGAGTTTTTAAATGAAAGTACAGTAGATGGAAAATTTGCCGTGGATCAATCATACCCATTTTCAATAGAGTACTTTACTGCAGAAGCAGAGCCTTATTTTTACTCTGTTTGTAGATTTAGAGTATTTGGAGTACCTGACGCATCAGAAGTAGTTGAGAGAAAAATAGCAAAACTACTTGGAAGGGGATAGTATGAAAACATATATTTATGTAGGTAAAAAACTAGATTTACCCGAGTTTCTCTTTGTTAGAGGGACTGTATATTTTGGAGAAGAAATTGAGAAACTTATTGAAAAATACCCACTACTTGGAAGATTATTAATTCCTGTAGAAGAATATCCAAAAATCAATAAGGACTATCAATATTTTAATTCAATAGTAGATGAAATAATAGGAGGTAGAAATGTATAAACATGGTACATACCAACAAGAAGGGGCTACAGCCTTTCAATTACCTGTGGTTTTAGATTATGGGCATTTTATAGTTGGAACAGCACCAATTCACAAAGTTAAAGCTGAGAATAGAAAAGTAAATGAAGTGATAAGAATAGGAACTTATCAGGAAGCTATCCAATACTTTGGAGACACATATGATTTAGATTTCTCTATATCACAAGCAATCAAAGTTTTCTTTGAGTTGTATGCTGTTGCTCCACTTTATATAGTTAATATCTTAGATTTAACTAAGCACAAATCAGAAAAGAAAACGCTTGCTAATAAAGCACTTGAAAAAGGAAAAGTACTAATACCAAGCCACAAAGTAATTCCAGAATCTGTAGTAGTTAAAAATGCAACAGGAAAGCAAGTTATATCTGATGCAAGAACTGTTTACACAGCTGAAGGATTAGAAATTTATGCAACTGTAGCTGGAAATAATGTAGATATAGAATACGAAGAAGTAGACTTATCTAAAGTTACAAAAACAGAGGCTATTGGTGGATTTGATAGCACAACAATGAAAAGAACAGGGCTAGAATTAGCAAACGAAATTTTCTTGAAATATAGTGAATTACCTGCTTTTATAGATGTTCCTGATTTTTCACATGAAAGTGATGTTGCTGCCATTATGGAAACTAAAGCTAAAACACTGAATGGTGGAATGTTTGAAGCAATAGCATTAGTAAATGCTCCAGTGGATAAAAAATATAACGAACTTGTTGAATGGAAAGAAACTAACAACATTCTAAGTAATGACCAAGTATTGTTATATGGAAAAATCAAACTTGCTGGAGAAGTTTATTATCAATCTATACATTATGCCGCTTTATCTATGAAAGTTGATGGAGAGAATAATGGAGTTCCAAGCCAAGGACCTTCTAACTATTCATATAAAATGGACGCTTTTGTATGGAAAAATGCAAGTGGAAAATATGAAGAAGTTAGATTAGATAAGGAACAGCAAGCCAATTTCTTAAATAAAAACGGTGTTGTTACTGCTATAAACTTTAAAGGTTGGAGATGTTGGGGGTCTGAAACAGCTAAGAATCCTTTAGCGACAGACCCAAAAGACAAGTACATTTATGGTCGTAGAATGTTTAAATACATAGGAAATGAGCTTGTTATATCATATTTTAATAATGTGGATAAAAAGTTTAGTTTGAAAATGGCTGAAACAATGAAAAAATCTATGAATATTAGATTAAATGCTCTTGTTGCTGCAGACCAACTATTATCTGCTAAAGTTAATTTCTATGCTGAAGATAATAGCTTGATAGATATCATAAATGGGGACATTACTTGGACTATAGAACTTGGAATAATACCAGGAGCAAAATCTATAACATTCAAGAAAGTTTATGATGTTGATGCATTACAAAAATTTGCTGAAAGCTTAACAGCTTAAAAAGGAGGGAAATAGATGGGAAGAAAACAAATACCTAATGCTCTTATAGATGCTGAAACATATTTCAATGGATCAAATGACCTTGCTGGAATATCAGAAGTGGAATTACCCAACATTGAGTATGACACAGTTACATCTGAGCAAATGGGATTAACTGCTGAATTAGAAGTGCCTTTAATGGGACACTTTAAGAAATTAGAAGCTAAAATAAAAATGGACTGTGTTGATGAGTCGATTCTTGCAATTAATAATGGGAAATCTATTTTAGTTGAATGTAAAGGTGCAGCTCAAGCTATGAACAGAGAAACACACAATGCTGATGTTTATGGAATAGATGCAACTTTCAAAGGATTAATCAAGAAAATGGACGGGCTAAAAATGAAGCCTAGTGGAAAATTAGAAACATCTATAGACTTATCTGTAACTTATTTTAAGTTAGAGATAGGTGGAAAAACAGTTGTAGAAATAGATGTACTTAACAATGTAAATGTAATTCAGGGGCTTGCTAATCAAGTAGTTAGAAAATATTTAGGATTAAATTAAGGAGGACTTAAATGAAAGTAAAGTTATCACAAACATATAATTTCGGTGGAAAAGAATTCAATGAACTTGACATAAATATAGAAGAAATGACAGGAAGAGATTTTATGCAATGCGAAAAGGAATTTAAAGCTAGAAATAAGGATGCTGGAGCTGTAAAAGAACTAGAAGATTCTTGGGCTATAACTGTAGCTGCTAAATCAGTTGGAGTTAAGTATGGAGACTTGCTTAACTTAGTATCTATAGATTACTTAAAAGTGGTGAACGGGGTAAAACGTTTTTTGAGTCAAGGTTGGGAAGACAAAGAGGCTCAGAAGGATACTACAGTGGAGGCAACAGAGGAAACTGGTGTTTAATCTATCTAGATATGATAACAGAGCTTTTAAGAGTTCTTAATTATTTTAAAGTTAATGTAAGCTACGATTCTATGTTGGATTGTAGCTTATATGAACTTGACTACTGGATAGCTAGGGCAAATAAGTTTGTAGAAGAAGAGGAAGAAAGACAAAATAAAGATGATTAAAAAAGAGGCTAATAAAAGCCTCTTAATCTTGTAAATTGATGCATATTGTATTTGTTAAAGTTAGTATCCCGCTGATATAGATTACTATAATCATTAAAGTTACTATTTTTTGAAGTAAACTCCCATTTGTAAAGGCGTCACAGAATCCAGCTAATATTATCCAACCTATTGGCGTTAATATTAAAAACAAAGATGTTAGGAATAATATAAATAATATTGAAAATACAAATAATATAGGACTTTTCTTTAAGCCTTTAAATAGAATTTCTTTATTATTAATCAATTAAATCCCCCCTTTTTTTTGCCCTATCTTTTCTACAATATATAACATTTAGAATGAAATGTCAATAAAATAAATAAGGAGGTGCAGGTATGTCTAGAGATATGAATTTAATTTGGCAAATGAGTGTTGCTGGAGCCGCGGGAGCTATGGCAGCAATATCTAAAGCAACCCAAGCTATAAAAGAAGTAAAAGATTCTACAGAAGATTTAGCTAAGACACAAAAAAAACTAGAGGGTTTAGATAAAGTTGCAGAAGCGTATAAGAATGCTAACTCTGAATATAATAAAGCGGCTAAGAATTTAGAACAGCTTAGAAAAGCATATGCTAAATCTAATAATGTTACTGCGGAATTTAAAGAGCAAGTTAAAAATGCAGAAAAGCAAGTAGACAAATTAAATAAGCAAAAGGAAAGACAAAAGCACATATTTGAAGCAGCTAGAAGTGAGTTAGAAAAAGAAGGAATTAAACTTGAAGGATATAAGAAAAAATTAAAAGAAGTTAATGAAGAACTAAAGAAACAAGAGAAATTGAAAAAATCTCTAAGTAAAGCACAAGCTATTTCAGATATGGGAGATGCGTTTTCTAAAAAAGGAAGTGAGCAAATCGCAAAAGGGGCAACAATAGGAGCTGCATTAGCAGTTCCAGTTAAATTCTATATGGATGTAGAAGAGTCTCAAGCAGATTTAAGAAAAATTTTAGGAAAAGAAGCAGAGAAATACTATGATGATTTAGCTGAATTATCTAAGAATGGCCCTCTATCGCAAATAGAAATTAATGAAATAGCAGGAAGTTTAGCACAATCAGGAATAAAAGGTGAGGATATAGTTGCTTATTCTGATATGGCTGGAAAAATGAAAGTAGCTTTTGATATATCTACAGATGAGGCAGGAACATTCTTGGCTAAAACAAAAGAGCAATTAAATTTATCTAAAGATGAGCTTTTCTCATATATGGATACATTGAATATGCTTTCAAATAACTACTCTGTTACTGCTGCACAACTAGCTGATGTATCGGCAAGAACAGGGGGATTTGCTAAGTCTATAAACTTATCTAAAGAATCTAACATGGCATTCGCTACATCTCTTATATCTACGGGAGTAACTGCAGAGCAAACAAGTACTGTATTAGGTAAATTATATTCTGAACTTTCTCAAGGGGCTAATACTAAGAATAAAGCCGAAGCATTAAAACAACTAGGATTTGACCCTAGGACTATAAACAAAGAAATGGCTGAAAATGCTGAAGGTACTATCTTAAAAGTACTAGAAAAGATTAAGAATTCTAATGTTGCGGACAAGTCAGC